TGTGTAGATTGATTTTTCTTTATTTTTCATGGTGTTTTTATTAGTTTAATTTATACTCGCGTTCAACTTTTCCATAAATACCCATAGGTTTGTTTCCTGTCTCAATAATTTTACCATTTTCTTTAAGTGTGTTGATACTTCTTCTAATTGAAGTTAATGGTGCTTTAGTTGGGAATTGTTGCCAAATTTTTGACGGAGTAAACGTTTTAGTTTGCTTAAACAATGAAAGTATAATATCATCTTGTTTCATAGTTTTCTTTTCGGAAACTTTTCTGTTTTCTGCTGATTCGTTGTTTGTGTTGTAATATGTCATTTTATTTTGTGTTTAATTCTAAATATGGTTTGTATCTACTAATGTCCATTTCAAAATATAAATTATGGTATTCTAATTCTTGCTCAAGTTCTGCAAAGCATTTTTTACCAAACAATCTAATTTTTAATACATCTTGTTTTGTCATTTGAACTAAATCAGCAATAGTTTTAACATTTGCCACATATGTTAATTTATTATAGCATCTATTACTTAAATCAAACCTAGATAATTTGCTATTTAATAAATCTATCATTTCAGCATCTGTTTTACGCATAGTAACACTATCATTAGTTTTACGAACAACTAATTCATTGTTAATGTTAAATACAGATTTTACAAGACTTAAATCTTCTCTTAATGATTTATTTTCTTCTTTAAGTTCAAGTAAAATTTTAGCAATATATTTTTGATAGTCATTTAAAATAACTATGTTTTTATCTGACTTTTCTTGATATTTAAGAATAACTTCTAAAGCCTTATTATTATAATATTCCATTGTTTTTTCTGTTTGTTTAATTCAAAGGAAAACAAATGAATAATAAAAAACAAATATTACTTCAAATATTTTAATACAACTAGATTATTAGATTAGAGATAAGAATGGTAGAACAAAACAAATCAACCCCCTACCCCCTAAAGGAGATTGATCTGTTAGTTACTACCGTAATACAACTGAGTTATTGAGTTATCGATTAAGCGTGGCTAGTTAGCGGTATCAAATCATAAAGCCCATACTAACTATTTAAAGTAAAATATCTTCTTAGTTTTCAAAAAGAATTATGTTTTTAGAAATCTACCGCTTACATCTATGAAGTAAGTAAAGTAGTAACCTCTTTTATTGATGGGAAAAGAGAACATAAAAAAAACCCTAGCCTCCTTACCAACGACTAAGGTTTTTAAAGAACTAGTTAGCTCATTTCTAGTTTTCTTTAAATGTCTTATGGTAAGAAAGGTATTTTATTGTGAGCAATGCAAATATAAACAATGTTTATGAATTAAAACAATTTGATTAGTAAAAACAAATAGTAGCTATATTTGCGCTATGCCAAAGGAAGAAACATACTATAAGGGAAAGGGCAACACGAATGCTGCCGTTACTACACAAATCAACAAAAACAAAATATTGAAAGCAATGAAAGAAGAATATGGAGCAATTCAACATTCTTGTGACAGATCCGGTGTTTCAATATCAACTTACAGGAATTATTACAACAACGATGAAGAGTTTAGGGCAAAAGCAGATGCTATAAGAGCAGTTGTAAAAGAAAAGGTGGCAAATAGCTTAATTCGCAAAGCAATTGAAAAGGATGACACGTTAAGCCAAATATTCTTTCTCAAAACCCAAGCGGGGTGGGTTGAAAAGAAACAAGTGGAGGTAACACAAAAGAAAGAATTAATACAGATTGTACCGGCAGATAATTTTCAAATAGAAGAAGCAGAGATAGTAGATGCAGATCAAGGCGAATAAACAATTTTATCAATGCTTAAATAGTTCTGATAAAAGGTTTGTAATTCATAATGGTGGAACACGTTCCGGTAAAACTTATGCCATTTTGCAATATCTTATTTATAAGGCATTGAATACTGATCCAAAAGAAGCGTTAAATTTTACTATAATAAGGAAATTTTTACCATCTTTAAAAGACTCGGGTTATTCTGATTACTTGGAAATATTAAATTCGTGGGGGTATTATTCGGCTGAATTTCATAATAAAACTGATATGAAATATACCCTCAATGGGCATACGTTTAAGTTTTTGGCTACAGGAGATCAACCCGAACGATTGCGATCAATGAAGAGGGACATAGCGTATATTATAGAATGTCAAGAATTGAGTAAAGAAGAGTTCCGCCAAATAAATTACCGCACAACACAACAGATGTATTTTTGCTATAATCCTAGTATGACTGAACATTGGATATATGACTTGGAAGATAACAGGGCAGAAGATGCAGCAGTTTTTGTAAGTACATATAAGGATAATAATTTTCTTAGTGACATACAAAAAAATGAAATTCAGAAACTTGAAATTACAGATCCGGAAGCCTATCGGGTGTTTGGTTTAGGACTTAGGGCAAGTACTAATAAAGGTAGAATTTATAAGGGATGGGAAGAAATTAATGAATTACCCGAAGGTGCAGTTTTTTATTCAGTTGATTTTGGATTTTTTCCGGATCCAACGGCTATTTTAAAAATTGTTAGTGCTAATGAAAGTATTTATGTAAAAGAGTTAGCTTATTCAACTAAGATGGTTGATGAGGATATTATTATGGTTTTAAGAAATGCTCATTACATGGGTGAACCTATATATTGCGATCACAACCAAAAGCAAACAATAGAACAATTAAAGCGTAGTAGTTTTAATGCTAGGGAAGGAAAGAAGGGTAGTGGTAGTATTATTGAAGGTATTAATTTTTTAAAGAGGGCAAATGTTTTTTATCATAGAGACAGTAAGAATTTGCATAAAGAATATTCTTCTTATTCATGGAAATTAAAGCGTGGATTTGATCCGGATGATGACAATGCTTACGAGCAATTTCCCGAAGATAAGAATAATCACCTCATGGATGCTCTTAGGATGGGTTATTATTCACATTTCTTTATTGGTAATAAATTTTTTGTAATATGAAACCCTTTTTTATATTTGTGTTATTTTTGCTTTAAAATAAATTATGGGAATTTTCAACTTCGGTAAGAAGAAACAAAAAAGTACGGATCCTAGATACAATGAATTAATTTTTGGGAAGTTCGGAGTAAGTCCGTTTATCAAGCAAGAGCCTAACAAGGAAACTTTTATAAAAGAAGGATTTCAAAAGAATGCTACTGTTTATTCTATAGTTGATTTAATTTCTAAATCTGCATCAAACATTAAAATGTGTGTTTACGAAAAAGTAGATGAAACATACGCAAAAGAATATCAGACATTGATAAAAGGTGCTATGAATGACAATGCTATTTTTAAGGCAGAACAAGCAAAAAAGAGAGCATACAAATCGGCAGACAATTCTGATTTAGCTAAATTTCTAGAAAATCCTAATCCAAAGCAAGGACAAGCAGAATTTATAACAGACTTAATTGCATTTGAATCATTAACCGGAGATGGATTTATTTGGGGATTAAAACCCGAAAGTGGAAGGCAACAAGGTAGGATAAAAGAAATGCATGTGTTACCATCACAATTAGTAGAAATAGTTGGAGGTGATATATTAGAACCAATAAAAGGGTATACGTTAAATTGGTTGAGTTACAATAAATCTATTCCCTCAGATCAAGTTGCACACATAAAGAATTTTAATCCCGATTATTCTAGAGTAGGAACGCATTTATATGGGCAATCGCCGTTACAAGCAGCCTATCGTAACTTAGAAATGAATAATGATGCTATTACTACGGGTAGTAAGTATTTAACAAATCAAGGTGCTAGAGGAATACTAACCTCACAAGACAATATGTTGACGGCAGAACATGCAAGTGCTTTACGAGACAAATACAAGTCAATGTATTCGGGTGTAGATAATGCCGGAGAAATTATGGTAACAAATCATGATTTTAAATGGATTGAAATGGGATTGCCTTTGGCTGATTTAGCTTTAATAGAACAATATAATTTATCTATTAAAGATTTAGCATCTGCATACAAAGTTCCGTCAATACTTCTTAATGATACCCAAAGTTCTACTTTCAATAACTACAGAGAAGCAAAAAAAGCATTTTATTTACAATCAGTATTTCCAAAATTAATTGCAGTAAGAGATGAGTTAAATAGATGGCTTACTCCTACATATGGTAGCCAATACTATATTGATTTTGATTTCCTAAGTGTTCCGGAGTTACAAGAAGACATGGAAAAGGTTGTTAGGCAACTTAGTCTTGCATGGTGGCTTACTCCAAATGAGAAAAGACAAGCAATGAAGTATGAGCCTATAGATCAAAAAGAGATGGATGAAATACATATGTTGGCTAATTACATTCCAATATCTGATGGGGTTACACCAAAAGAAATTGGAGGATCATCACAACAAGTATTAAGCGATACATCGGATTATATAAACAAATAAAGTGTGTGTTATCCCAATTTTTACGAGGATTACGACTCATTCATCTCAAGATGTAGCCATGAATTAGATTATCCTACCTTAAATAAAAATTTTAGATCAAGAAGGAGTATGTACCTAAAGGAAGGATTGGGTGATATTCCTTTTTTACTTGGTACAGAAAGACAAATGAATGTCTTTATTGATTTTTATACGGGTAAGGTTGAAAAAGAGTTAGATGACATTTACGGCAATATAGCCTTATTTATATCATTAAACGGAATAAACTCTTCTTGGGAGTTAGTTAACAATACACAAGGTTTAGAAAATGTATTAAAAAGCGGATATCTTGAGTCGGGAGAATACATTGATGATAGATACTCTAATAAGTATGGTGGTGAATCAAACCCATTTATTGATGCATTAGTTCTTTCTATTTTTTTAAATAGATTTTCAAAGAATGATTTATTTAAATCTAGGACAAGTGAAATTATAAATACTATAATATCTCAGACTAGTTCATTAGATGATATTGTAGATAAAATAAAAACACATAACAACAACCCAAGGGCAAAAGTCATTTCAAAAACTGAATTAGGTATAGCACAATCATCTGTAGAATTACAGGCAATGCTTAGAATAGCTAAAGAAAAACCGGTATCTAAATATTGGGTAGGGGTTTTGGATGACAGGATAAGGGATAGTCATTTTGAGGCTACATCTTTTTATGTCAGAAGCAATGCAATTCCTTTAAATGAATCATTTAATGTTAATGGATCTATGATGATGCATCCAAGAGATTTTAATGCTCCGGCAAAAGAAATTGTCAATTGTCGTTGTTATTTAGGATATGTTGTGTAAGTTTGTTTTGTAATTATGTATGTGGTGTTCATAGTTACAATATATGTTTAAAAATTGTGTGAAGAGTGTTCAGAAATGAATGCTCTTTTTTTTTATTAACTTTGGCATAAATTAATAAATATGTTAAGGTTTAAAGGGAATTATTTTGATGACATGGATGATGAAAAGGGAATCATCAAGGGATATGCATCAATGTTTAATAACAAAGATTCAGATGGTGATGTCATCACTAAGGGTGCTTACACCAAAACACTTCAAGAAAATTCTGAAAGAATAGCATTCCTGTACCAACATAACATGAATCAACCAATTGGTAAACCATTATCCATGAAAGAGGATGAAAAAGGTTTATTTATTGAAGCAAAAATATCAGATAGTTCTTTAGGGCAAGATGTGAAAACAATGGTTTCTGAAGGAATATTAAAAGAGTTCTCGGTTGGATTTATTCCAATCAAGGAAGATCCGCAGAGGGATGTCAACTATATTAAAGAAATAAAATTATTTGAATTTTCTTTAGTTACCCTAGCTGCAAACCCATTGGCTAAAGTTACAGAGTACAAAGGGACAAAATCTGTCGACAATTTAATGGATGAGT